AGAAGGTCTCCTGCGCAATCGCCTCGGCGTCCTCGTAGTCCTTCACCTTCAGCGCCGCTTTCGCTTTGCCGTAGGCGTCGAGCTTTGCCTGCCACGACTTCGCCTGCTCTTCCTCTGCACGCTTCGCCTTTTCGGCTTCTACGTCAGCGGCTCGCTTGCGGTCGTACCAGGATTCGAGTGCCGCCTCGAAAGCCTCGGCGTCGTAGTCGTGATCCTCGAGCTTGGGCTTCGGACCCACCGCCTGCTTACGTGGCGGCTCGGCGGTCGTCAGCTTCTGCTGAAGTTCGCGATGCTGTCGCTGTAGCTCTCGATGCGCCTTGCGCAGATCCTTGACCCACTGCGGAGCGGGTTGGTTCTGCTGCACATCCTCTTCTTCGGGGTCCGGCGATTCATCCCCAATCGAGACAACCATATCCCCATCGTCTGCTTCGTCCTCGATCACCATCTCGGTATCGAGCGCATCCTCGGGAATTGTCTCAAGCTCTGCCGTATTTTCTGACATTTTCAACCTCTCGCCCTGTGGTGGGCGGCAACCATGAAATCTATTCTAGATGCTGTCCTGTGAATCGCGCAATATTCATGCAGCAATCCCGACAGCGGCAAGCAATGCGCGCGAGTCCATCTCGTCGATGACCTCAAGGATGGCGATGATCTCCTCCTCCTCGCGGGCGAAGATCTCGACGACCTTCGACGCGACCTCGACCTCCTCGCGGATGCGCGACTCGCGCTCAATGCGTGCCACCTGCTCGCGCAGTTCATCAAGCGACGCGCGGGCGGCCTCGTACTCCGTCACCAGCTCGCCGAGGCGCTGCGCCGATTCAGACTGCGCTTTCTTCAGCACGCGCTGCGCCGCCTTGACCTGCTCGGCCACCTCCTCGGTGCGCAGCGACTCCTCGAACCTGGCGCGCTCGTTCGCCCAGCCACGGCGCTTGGCCGTCTTGCCGGGTCCGCCGCCGCCAATGACGGCAATGTTGGCTATCAGCTCAACGGGCAAGCCCGTGATGTTGTACGCGCCCGGTGTCGTTTGCAGTACGAACTGACCGGCGGTCGCCTTCTCAAGATCGACGGGCGAGCCGGTGATGTCGTAATCGCCGGGCGTCGTGTCGAGAGCGCGCCCCAGCAGGAGCGAGGGCGAGCTGCCCGTGATGTCATAGTCGCCGGGCGTCGTATCCAGCGCGCGGCCGAGCAGAAGCGACGGGGAACTGCCGGTTAGGTCGTAAGCACCAGGCGTCGTATCGACCAGACGACTCGCCAACAACGACGGCGAGCTGCCGGTGAGGTTGTAGGCGCCGGGCGTGGTGTCGAGCGTGTAGGCGGTGACGGCAGCCGCATCAAGCGGGAAGCGCGTCCGTTGCGACTCAAAAAGTTGCCACGGGTTTGCGGTTAGTCCGAGCGCCTCGACGGGCGAGAGCGTGCGCTCCCAGACGGCGCCCATCGTGAAATGGCCGTCGAACGACTGAGGAGATGCGTTTCCGAAATAGAGTCGAAGCCCGGGGTTGGTTGGCGCATTCGACGTGCTGTTGATAAATGCGCCGTTGGCGTAAAACGAAACGTCGTTTCCAGAAATGGTGACCAAAACGGTCTGCGTTTTGCCAACTACTGCGCCATCAGTCCACGTAAATCGGTAAGCGCCGCCCCAATAAACCCGAAGGCCGCCCGCGGTCGTCTGGTTTAACGCAATCCGAGGTCCGCCAGCATTGAGCGCTGTTGACGCCCACTGAACAACGCCTCGGCCTGTTGAGGTCGCTGCAAGACTGAGCGGATGGTACTGGACTAAAAACGAAAAGTTTGTGGCGTTTGATGTCGTAGGCGCCGTGACCGCACCGTCCGCCGCCTGCTGCCTGACGCGCCACGTCGTCTTGGATTCAACAACCGAGAAGTCAACCGTGCCTTGAATCGCCGTTCGGTTGCTGCGCGCCAGGTTGATCGGCTCGATACCGCCCGCCGCGTTGACGAGCGCGGTCAATCCCTCAGTGAGATGCGAGCCAGAGAGGCTGCGCGTGCTCGGCTGGCTCTGATTGACCTTCGGCAGAATAATCATGCGATGTCGTACTTGATGCCGACGTACTCAAACGAGTTGGTGTTGATCGCGTTGCTGCGCAAGTTTACGGCTGTGTTGTGCGCCACAAACAGCCCCCAGAACTTCGGCACAACGCCGCCGAACAGGGCCGCGACGGAGAACGGGAGGACGAAATATTGAACGTCAGTCGTGGCCGCAGGCACGTTGATAGCCGCTCCCAGACGCAACGCGTTGAGAATGCCAGTGTTCGTCAGCGTCTCCGCGCTGTCGGTTCCGTCGAGAACGTCGATCGCGGTTGTCGCAAGCGACGTATCCGCGCCGTAAACGTAGACCAGAATTGAGGTATTCGCCGTCGGTGTCGTTCCGACCGAGACGCTTCCGCTTACCAGAACATCAACGTATTTGTTCGTTGTGTTGTCGACCTGGCTCGACTCTCGACCAGCGACAAACGTCGCGGAGCTGGCGAGCGCCGAGAGGTCCATTGTAATGGCGGTATTGCTTGAATAATTGACTGTTGAGGTTGCCATTTAGCTCGCCCTCGCCTGCATAACGTCTTGATAGCTAACGTCCCGCCCGATGGCGACCACGGAGCGAGAGAGCAGCGCCGCAGCAAGCCCGCTGGCGCCGTAGATGGCGTCGTATTCGGCCTGCGTAATGACGCCCGTCACGACCCAGCCGCTGAACGCCTGCAATATCGCCTGCTCTTCCGTGTGAATCAGCGCCTCAGACCCGCTCACGATCAGGTCGAGGAACACTTGGCAGCTCGCCTGCACGGCCTCCGGCTGTTGGCTGTCGGTCGCCGCCGCCTGAATGCGCACGCGAGGTCCGCCTGCCGCCCAGAGCATCGCAGCGCCCACGGTGATCGGCTTATAGCCCGCCTCGCTCGGCGTGTTGAGCGCGACCGCGATGGTGTATGCGCCGTCTGACGTCTGCGGCTGCGACGACAGCGCTGGATCTGCGACGATCAGCGCGTTGATGGCTTGAGCTTCTTGTGGTGTCAGCATGTCTTACGCCAACGTAAACATCGCGCCGGGCGATGTAGTGCTAAAGCGCAACGTGAAGGTCTCGCCTGCGCCGACAGAGATCAAGGAGCCGTAGTCGAACCAGGCGATCAGCGGATCATTAGCTGCCGTATCGTTGTACAGAACGGCATAGCGGAAAGGCCCGAATCCAGAGCCAGTGCCGGTCCAGACAATCTCGGTGCCGCTCACCGTCGTCGTGCCCGACACTTCGGCGATCGTGATCGTCGTCGTCTCGCCGCCGGTTGTGTAGCCGCCGCCGTTCACAACCTGGTCGATGTTGGACAGAATCGTATCAGACACAACCGGCGTATCCGTGCTCAAAACGAGCACGACCTTGAACGTGTTAGCGTCAAAGTCGTGAACACCGCGGACTAGCTGCTCGGAGAAGTCGTTAAATTTGTTCCAGGCGCTTGTTGCCATCAGCCCACCTCAACGCCGACGATTCGGCCTTTCTCGCGCACGATGCGCTTCGGTTTGGATATTGCCGCAATCGCGGCCTCTGCGTTCTTCTTGTTCGACTCGACGAGCGACTTAATCGCCGACTGGATCTCGTCGCTGGCGCTGACGAGCTGCTTGGCTGCGTCGCTCAAGAACTCCTCGGCTGCCTTCAGCTCTCGCATCTGCTCGCTCATCTCGACCATCTCGCCTGCCGCGCGTTGTGCCGCGTTGAACTTCATAGCGGTGTCGATGCGCAGGTTCTCGAGTTCGAGTAGCCGCTTCTCGCGTTCAATTTCGTCCTCTTCCTTCTCCATCTCCTCGCCCTCCCCTACCGCAATCATCAGCGCAGGCGGGCGTTCGGAAGGTATTGCAGGAGCAGGGGAGGGCGCTACGCCTTGCAGCTTGGCCAGCTCCGTCGCCGTCTTGGCCTGCGTCAGCTCGGCGTCGGCGATGGTGTTGAGCACGTCCGCGCGCGCCTTCTCTGCCTTGGCAACAGCCTCCTCGGCTGCGGCTTGCAGGTAGATCGCGTTCGGGTCGGTCGGTTGTTCTTGACCTGCGAGCGCTGCCATCTCCTCGAGTTCGGTCTCGGTCGGCTTCACAACGCCCATGCTGACCAGGCGCTTGCGGAAGAAGTCTCGCGCGTCAACAAGCCCTTCGGCTTCCATGTTCATCAGCGACAGCGCCTGAAGCACCTGCTGCGTCTCAGGGTCCGAGGTAACGGTCAGCATACCTGTTAGCGCACGCACGGCAGCGGCTTTCTTGCTTGCGCTGCTCGGTCCAACATCTGCAACTACATCTAATTTAGCGCGGGACAGGTCGTTATCGAGGTCCAGACGCCCCGTGTCCTCGTCAATGCGCGGCGTCATTAGGACGACCTTGCGCACCCGGTTGCTGTCATCGACGCCCTTCATGGCGCGATCTTCCTCGACGTAGGTCTCCTGCGCCATCGAGAGCCAAATTTCGCCTGACCGCTTTACCGCGACGGCGAAGTTGCTCATGTAGATAAAGGTCTGGTTGTCCAGCCGCTGCTGGATCATCTCCACGGCTTTGCCAGAAATGTTCGAGACGATCTTGTCGCCTTCGTTCTGGTTGCCGAGGATGTCCTGCATGTCCACTTCGGTGAGCTGCAAGAGCGCAGCCATCGCCGGCGGGATCTGCGGGCTTCGCGTGTAGGCGACGGGGCCTGCGGCTTGCTGGCTGCCGTCAGGTCCGGTAATCGGGTTGATGAGCAGGTAAGGATAATTCTTGAGGTTATCCTCCGCCCACTGGATCTGATGCCCTGCGACCTGCTCCGGCACCATGATCGGCTTCTCGACGCTCGAGAGCGCCGAGATCTCGCCGAGTTTCGAGAGCTGCATGTTCTTGAGCCGCTGCGCGTCCTTCGCCAGGCGGACGTGGCCCATGCAACGCTCGACGTTATCGACGAACCAGCGCTTGCCGAACACCGGCACGACGGGAATGCACGTCCCTGCGATGTAGCCGCAGTCCTCGAGCACGCGGCCGCCGGATAGGATGTACTTATGCACGCGCCGCTTCTTCACGCGGCGTTGACGCACCTCAGTCGAGCCGATGGCAAGCAGCGTCGCCTCCAGCTCCTCGTCCGCGTCGAAGTCGGCCTGCGTGTAGCGCTCCTCGTTGCCGCCGATGTCACGCCACATGCGCAGCAGCTCGGATACTTCCTCGACGACGTAGTACTCGGCGACGTACACCACGTCCGGCGTATCCCAGTCGAACTCCGTCTGCTGGATCTCCTTCGGCCAGTCGGCGGGGGAGTCGTTGTAGGTGTCCTGATACGCTTTCCTCGTCATGGACGAGATGACGAAGCAGTGCTTGGCGTCCGCCTTGTCCTGGCGCTTGGAGTCAAGATCGAAGAAGACACTGGAGTCCGCGTCATAGATCGGCTCTATGCGGATGCGCTGGTGCTCGTTCTCCGGGTCGTACTCGTCCTCGTAGCACGTCCGCAGCCGCCAGGCGCCGAAGCCACCGCCG